AGGGATTCCCAGCCGTGACAGCAAGGTGGTTGCCTTGCCGTCCACGGAGGATGCAGGGAGGTCGGAGACGGCGTCTGTGGTCATACAGGACGAGGCTGACTTCCATGAGTACCATGCTCAGAACTATGCTGCGGTGAAGCCGACGGTGGACGCAGGTGGGCAGATGGTTATGGGCAGCACTTCCAACAAGAGGAACATGAGTTCGCTTTTCAAGGAGTTGTACAGGGGGTCTCCTGACAATGGGTGGGAGACCATGTTCATTCCTTGGGGCGCGAAGCCGGGGAGGGATGAGAAGTGGTATGAGTTTGTGAAGGGTGGTGTGCCGACAACCGAGTTGCACGGCATGAGTCCTGAGCAGTTCATGGAGCAGGAGTATCCCGGTGATGAGCAGGAGGCGTTGTCTCCTCCGAGGGCGCAGTCGATATTTGACCGTGAGATGATAGCCGGGATGATGGATGACTGTTGTGAGCCGATAAGGTCTGTGGGTGCTGCGAAGGTGTATCAGGAGCCGAGGGCGGCGAGGAAGTATGTGGCAGGCACGGATGTGGCGTCTGGGGTGGGAATGGACTATTCTGTCACCGTGGTGGTGGATGCTGTCAGTGGGTATGTAGTTGCGGACCTTGTGACGAACACCCTTCAGCCGGAGGACTTTTCCGTGGCGTCTATGGACCTTCTGGAGGTTTTCCGCAACCCGGACTGGGGGATTGAGAACAACTTTTCGGACACGGTGCTGACAGTTGCTAGGGATATGAACTATCCTAAGCTGTACCGCCGCAGGGTTGGCAGGGGGAGGCAGATGCGGAAGGAGTACGGGTGGAAGACTGACCGTGCCAGCAGGCAGTCCCTGTTTGACGAGCTGAGGGCGGAATTCAACGCCGGTCACCTGACCATACCGAACAGGCATGGGTTGGACGAGTTTTCAACGATAATTGCCGCGCCGGGGGAGAAGCCGCAGGCTATGGGCGGCACCCATGACGACTATGTCATGGCACTGGGTGTGGCTTTGATGGTGCGTTATGACCGGGGTATTATCAACACAACCGGCAAGGTTATACAGATGCCGATGCTGGCATAGGGGAATCAAATGGCAGAGAGGAACACTCCTCCCGATATTGACCAGATAATCCGTTTCAGGAAGAAGATGGGTGAGCTGTGGGCTAACGCGCACCTTGAGTGGCGTGACAATGATGCCTACTACCAGAGGAAGTTCAAGGTCTGGTCCAACAACTATCAGGGGAGACCCGTCTTCTATGACTCGACCCCTACCCACCTTGTTGACCACGCCGTGTCAACCCTCATGAGCTTCTCTCCTAGGATCCACAGGGAGCCTGTCGGGGATTCAGAGCAGCACAAGGTGGATGCGACTAACCTTGAGAACGGTCTGAAGGCTGTAATAGATGATGCCATCATGAAGGAGACGACTGTTCCTTGGAAGATGATGGCGCAGTACCTCGTGGCTCACGGCTACACGGTCATAGAGGGTCCGGTGCTTGCCGGTCTTGGGGATAGACCGGAAGAGCCTGAGAGGGACGGCTTTGACTCGGAAGAGGATTATGACGCGGCTGTGACGGTTTACCGTGCCAACCGTAAGTCATTCAACCCGATACGGATCCGCGTTCCCCATCCATCGATGGTGTTGATGAATCCGAGGGAGAAGGTTCCTTCCATAGCGTTGAAGACCTCCAAGATGATGGCACAGGATCTCCATGAGCAGTCTGTCATCAAGAAGAAGCGCCAGAGGCGGAAGTATGCCGAGATCTTCAACCTTGACCAGCACGACCCGTGGGACGAGATCGAGTGCTGGGACTACTGGACGCCGCAGTGGCACGTTAAGCTTATTGCCGGTGGGGTGAACAACTACTCCGCACCGTCGGCGCAGGGGGCTTCGATAATATGGGCTGAGAGGAATACTTGGGGCTTTGTGCCTTTTGCACACAGCTTTGCAGGATGGGGCATGGAACTGTCGGACAGCGGTGAGAACCCTGCCGATCTGGCACAGGGAATCCTGACGCCCAACAAGGAGACCATCAGGAAGAGGACACAGGAGGTATCTGCCTTTCACCAGATACTCCTGCGCTTTGCCTTCGCACCGATGGGAACCTCAAGGGATCCCATGACGCTGGCACAGGCAATTTCCAACGAGGGGATACTGGAGGGGGATCCGCAGGACTTCTGGGTCATGCAGACTCCTGACATACCCCCGTGGGCGTTGCAGCTCAGGAGCCAGACAGATTCCACGCTGGAGCTGGGAACCTACTCCTCCGCACTTGCAGGGGTGAAGCAGCCCGGTGTCGGCACTGTCGGTCAGCAGGCTATACTGAACACTGCCGGTATGCGTATCTTTGGACCGCTTGAAGCCCAGAGGGAGCATCTTGCATCCATAGTGGGGCAGAGGATCCTGCAACTCGTTGACACGGTCTCGGAACTCTCCGGCGGTATCGGGGCATATGGTAAGAGCCTGACAAGATCTCAGGTGCATAATGTCTACGGTGTTCAGGTTGAGTTCCCACATTCGGACCCTGTCATGGAGATGCAGCGCCGCCAGATGGCGCTCTCCGAGTATCAGGCAGGGCTGATTGACCCGTTGACCTATTATGAGCAGGCTGGATACGAGGGCGGAACAGAGATACAGCAGAGGATGATAGAGCAGGCTATCAGGGATCTGCCATCTGTCAGGCAGAGGATTGAGACACTGGTCGCGCAGCGGATGGGACTTGTGGACGAGGACAATCAGGATGCTGCCGGACAGGAGATATCTGCAAGGCAGACGGCTATGGGACCACAGATACCGGGCATGAACGGCGCCGGTGGCATGGCTCCTGCCCCTCCGGGTGCAGGTGCAGCGGAAGCCATGTCCGGTCCTCCTCCCGGTGGACCTCCCGGCGGACCTCCTGCGGATATAAATTCGATGTTGACTCCGGGTACATTTCGCCCGGAAAGGATAGACCTTGGCAGGTAAATCTAGAAACCCGTACACAGACGCTATCCTCAGTGTCGTGAGCCAGTATGACTACATAGCAAAGGACGCAAAGAAAAAGCGTGTGCCGAAAGTCATGGCGGAACGCAGGGAGGATAAGCACAACCCCATTTCCCGGTGGTTGTCACAAAACAACATAGAAGACCGTGACTTTGAGGGATTCCTCTAATGAGTGGAGAACGAACTTATGCAGACAATCTGCAAGATTTTGCAAACAAGATCAATATCCTCCGTAAGATACGTCTTGCCGAGGTGGAAAGCTATTATCCTGATCAGGATCTTATAGAGGACTTAAACGGAATATTAGCTGATACTGGGATATTCGGTGGGATAGGTGTTAAGTCGGTTGGCAGGGGGGAACGCAAACTTCCGGAATTTACAGTTGGGGATGCTCAACGATTTTTTGATGAGATGGCTACTGATTATGTTGCTGAGGCAGGCGGTGTAGTTGATTTTGCCCTTAAACAAGATATAGCCCAGAGAATGTTTGAGAATCCTTACCTAGAAATCAACATGGAGACGGGTCTTGTTGACCTTGTCAATGTGACAGCTCTCACAGAATCACAGGTACAGGGTGACCCGTTGGGTAAGATGCTGTATGAGCGACAGATACGGGCATGGAATGACCCGAATGTCATACTGAAGGGAAATATACTCGGTCTCACACTGACGGCAGCGGCTACCTCTAACTTTTTAGGCGGTAATCGTGATATTGGATTTCAGATTGCAAATCGTATCAAGGGTCGATCCACGCTAGAGCCTGAAGCAATCTCTGATGATCTGGTAATAAACTGGTTAACCCAATGGGATTCAAATCTTCCCATGATTCGACAGTACCTTTTTGACGGCAAAATATATGATGCCGAGGGAAAGGTCATGGCACAAAATGTGTCGGGATATGACAAAACAGATACCGAGGCTTCTTTAAATGCGCTTATACAGTGGGAGATGGGTAACCCGACACGGATCATAGACGGAGAATCCCTTGTTCCCCAGTATGGCAATGATTTTACTACACGCCGTGCAAACCAGATTGCAGAGGCACAAATGGACTGGGGCTGGGATCCGGCACAGTCAATTGCTGCCAATGTAAAACGCATCTTAGATAAGAAGGGTTTTGATGCAGATGACAAGATTACGTTTCCGGACGGAGATGAACGGTATGCTGTACGAAAAACACGGGAAGCTATAGTCTCAAATCTGGAAGACAGTATGCGCTTATCCCTTTATGACAAGGGATCACGGGAATATGCAGAAGAGATTATCGGTGGTGTGCGTGATGCTGACGGGAAGATCATCTCAGAAGGATTGATGGACTTAACCGGCATTAAATTTGAGCTGTTTACCCAGCGTTATGCAAATCGTCTCGGCGCTCTAAACGCCGTAAAGTGGGACAGGACCGGAAAGAATGGACTTGAGGAAGCTGCGAAGGCTGTCCTTGACCGGATGGGCTACGATGAAGACGACATATCTGAGGGAGATTTTGATTTCCTGTGGAAGCAGATGCGTGGATTTCCGTCACTGGGAGATGCCCTATCGGATGAATCTATAAGAAGCTGGGTTAAAGATGCCAGTGAAGCACAGATTGCTGAAGATGTTGTAGATAGACGAGTAGATCTGAATAAAGGCAGTAACCTGCAAGCGCTTGTCAAGAGTGCAATGAGGTCAAAGGGTCTTATCACTGCTACGACTGGTGCTGAGTTTGAAGGACATCTGGACAATTATACGATTCCTGAGATAGTCCGTCGCATTGTTAATGAGGGAGGAGCTGATTCTCTCAGTGATGTGATGGAGTTTGTTAACAGGATGACCGATACGGGCATACTGGGTGACCCGGAGCAGTTTACTGCTTATGATGTACTGGAATCTGATTACCAAAGACAGTTCATGGGAGATCCGTTAAGACCTCCCATGGCTCCCGGCATGACCGAATTCAAGGTGGAACAGGCGTTTACTCCGGAACCTATACCAGAAGCAGAGTTTGATATTGCTTCCTTACAGCCTGAATTACAGACACTTGCATTTGAAAGACCTGAATTTGCCAAGTTCCTGAGTATACAAATGTCGGATCCTGAATATCTTGAAGCTTTTAAGAAAGTTGGTCAGGAAAGACTAAAGGTGACTGAAGAAGGAGATGTTCTCGCTGCGGAGACTGCTGCGGAGTTTGGTAAACGTGCTGCCTATGCAAGGGAGGAAGCACGACAATCACAAGCTGCGCTGGAAGGTTACCAGAGAGAACGTGCTGAAGATGTAAGGGTAGAGGAAAAACAGGCTGCTTTCCTTAGTCCCGAAGAAGAAGAAGCAGGAATGTTTGCTCCTGCCGCACCTACTGAGGCAGCACCTCATGATGCTGCGTATTTCGCTGCTTTTCATGCACCAGATCCTGAAGAGCTAGAAGCAGCATACAGACAGGATTATGAAACAGCTCAGGCACGGGCGGATGAGGCGGCTCGGTATACTGGTGCGGCATTTAAGAAGCATCTTTATGAATTCCAGAGAATTCCCGGTATGACTACCGAGGATTTCTTCCGTTCCAGACTGCCGGGATTTGAAAAGCAGTTCAAGGGAACCGCTTTTGAAAAAGCTGCTCTGGCGCGTAAACAGCGTGAAGAGGAAGCTGAAACCAGTCGCAGAAGGCAAGAGATTGCTAGAACTTCAGCGCGTACTATTGTGAGGAGCAGGCAATGACACAGAGACCATTCGTTGGTGGCGGTGAGCTAACGGGGGAAACTCCGGAAGAAAAACAACGAAAGCTTCGCCTCCCCGGATTTGATGCCCCGGAATATACACGCCAAGTACCAAGCCTTCCGGGTTTTACAGTTCCTAATGATTACCTGACACAGAGCCAGCGAAGAAGTATATCCATGCAAGAAGCAGGATTTACTTTCATGCCGGGAGAAGAAAGACTTCCGGCAGATAAAAAACGCTCTCTGTACGAGACCCTTTCGCAGGTGGAAGCAGAGGAAATTCCTTCCACTGAAGGAAGACGGCGTCTATCAGACACAGAGATTGCCGGATATGCCGCCCGTGGTGAATTACGGGATCCAGACGGGCGTTATCTTGTTCCCGTTAAACCTGATCAGATCCCCCGAAGTGCCACGAATACACTGGCAGCAATGGGCGGCACATGGATAAGTGCCTATGAAGAAGGTGCCAGATGGCTTCGTGGGCAGGGTGAAAAGCAGCTTCGCTTTGCTACCGGTGACGAGAAGGAACGATACGAGGAGGCATTACGGAAACATGAAGCTGCCCTCGGCAGGGATCTTGATGTTTTTGAGGAACAGAGATTTTTTGACAGCTACTTTACAGACATAAAGTTTTTACCGGATAACTATACCCGTGGAAGTGTGGAGCTTGCGTTAGAGATGATCGTTCCTGCCAGCATGATCGAGAAAGCTGGTGAGAAAATTATCATGAAGGCACTTAAACCTGCATGGCAGTATGGTATCAAGCCTATCTGGAAAGGTGGTAAACAGCTCTTACCGGGTGGTGGTGGTGAAATTGTTGATTATGCAACACGAGATAATGTCAGCAAGATATACGAATCAATGCCTAATTATAAGGACATGGAAACCGTAGATCTTATTGATTATTTTGGTAAGAATCGCATTCTGGCTGACAGTATGCAGAGAGAACGCCTCGTATTGAATTCTGCTGACGGCACTGTGTCTCCCGAACATATTAACAACAGTAATGTTAATACCCGTATCAAGGGATTTGTAGGTGGCGGTGCGGATATATCCAACCTGTCTCCCAAGGATAAGGAAAATCTGCTCAGGTCAATTGATGATACTGCCGATCTGGTTAATAAAGAATTAGATGAGATTATTGCCGAGTTGAAAACACGAGATACTATCGGTACGGAAATACTGGATAAGCTGTCTAATACCCGTGCTGATAATAGCTTTATAGGATATTTCTTTCATGGAAGTGGAAGAGAATCAGCAGAGTCAGCATATTCAGTACATGGTCCTCGTGAAGCGATACTGGGTGATGCGGCTTATGCTACCCCTTATCGTGAATTTGCAGATGAGTTCGGTCCTAATTTGGATATCGTGGAAATCCGGTTAGATAATCCTCTTGTTATAGAGACAGATGCCGATTGGATGGCATTAACAAAAAAAGCCGGTCTGTTCAGTCATATGCCAAACAGTACAGACGAGATCATGGCATTACGAGCAGTAATCCAGAGATCATTGGATGACATTGTGACATATGGAGGTGGACCTCGGTTTCCTGATGGACCTGACGGAGTTGTAATAAAAATTCCTGCCGATGAAGCATCAGGAAAACGATTACAGCAGTTATTTGGCTATGACACGGTTGTTAAGTTTGATGCCCCAAGCAAAGA